CTCAGCGAGAACAGAACAATGAATTTTGACAGGGGGTAGAGACAGTTCTTCCACAATCTCCACGTTGCTGAGTTCTTCTGCTTGATCAATAGTTCGACCAATAACCCAATCACTAGCAAGGGAGCTAGCAGCAATAGCACTGCCACAACCAAACGTCTTGAACTTCGCGTCTTCGATTTTACCTGTTTCATCGTTGACCTTTATTTGTAACTTCATTACATCCCCACATTCTGGGGCACCGACTAAACCTGTTCCTACGTCTGGACTGTCTTTATCCAGGGAACCTACATTTCTAGGATTATTAAAGTGATCGACAACCTTGTCGGTATAAGCCATAGTTCACCTCAAATGTTAAATGCTCCTGCGTCGTAAAGTAATAAGAATAAAACTGCAACTAATCCGAGTAAGGTTGTAAATCTTTGTCCTGGTGTTAACTCAGGATCCATAGAACTGTTCCTAAAACGATCATAATACATATAAAAATCAATATTCTAAAGTTTATCTGATCATCGTCGTTCATTAACGACACTCCCCACAAGTACAAGTTTGCATATGTATGGCAGGGTAGCAGATCTTAGGATCTGCACAGGACTTACATTCCCAGTATGTCCTGTGTCCTCGGGTATTACACCCCAGTACTACCGAACCCACCAGTACGATCAGACTTAGGTAAAGGAGGATGTGACATTTTTTCAAAACTGACTTTCGGGCCATCTTGGCGTAATTCACCTTGGGCGATTCTTTCGCTCCACTTAATTTCCAAATCACGTTGCGAAAGATTCACAACAGGTATCATACATTCTAAAATGTAATCACTATCGATAACTCCCGTGCAGTTTATCAATGACAATCCTTCTTTAATCGCCTTTCCTGATCTCGGATGTAATCTAATAGAAAATCCCTCTGGTATGTCAAAAATCAAACCAGTAGGAATCAATGCTCTGCTCTGTGGAGGTAACGTAATCACCTCACCAGCAGTAATGGTCTTTCCATCTGTATCATCTGAAAAACCATTGTAAGTTTTTATCTGCTGTCCTTCATTCCAGCAAGCATGCAAGTCAAAACAAGATGCCTCCTCACTGCCGTAGTGTGGTAAAACTGATAAAGGATGCACAAGATAAACACTAAGTGTGGCAGTATCCCTGCCTAAAGTAATGCTATTCACTGTTCCCGACATTATATTTGGTTTCAAGGATCCAATCGTTTTTCTCTTTGTACGATAGGATTTTCAATGTATTTACTGGAGTCGTTGGACTCTCAGATTTGGATGGGTCAACCAACTCGCATAGACCCCATTCAGAGATAAGATTAGCGATGGAGTTTCTCCTCGCCATGTCTGTCTCACTCTCATAGAAGTCTGATGGTTTGCCGTCCAACTTAAATAACTCTTTAAAATGGACGAGATAATATTTGCCCTGTTTGTGAAGAATATGACAAGATTGGTACAACTTCTTCTCTCGCTTGGATGCAATGCCAATACGACTAAGAGTTTCTCGGATCTTCAAAAAATCGTCAGGGTGTTTGAGTCTTATCTCGACAAAGGACTCAATAAGTTCCATATAATCCCTATTCTAAAATAGAGATAATCACTACGTATATTTAGGTTTTACCACCTTCTGACGTATTATACCATTCGAGTATCTCTTTTAGTTGATCTTCTTGAAGGACCTTGATTGCTTGCTTTGCTTTTTCGTTAGAATAACCAAAAAACTTTTTGACAGCATCTTGGTACTTGGATGTGTTTCTTTTTGCCCATCGACCCCATCGTTTCTTGGCACGCAAACCATAAAAGAAAAAGTCATACTGCCACCGAGCAGGAATATCTGGATGCATATTCATCTGATTAGCAGATATGACTGTCTCTTGATGCATACCAAGACCACGATTTATGATAAAGGGTGAGTATGCTTTTTCGTATAACTCACCCTCGTCACCATCAAGGTAATGGCCACCACTCTTGTCATTTAGATTTTGAATCATTTTGAAAGGTGATGGTTTACTCACTTGCAACCTTTTCTTCGAGTTTGCCCATTAAGTCTTCTACAGGAGGGTGTTCGTATTCACCCCACTCATCGAAGTGATAGTTCCAATTAGTAGGATTGTTGTCATTGCCTTTTGATAGAACTGAAATACCTGTTACATAGGAGAAACCTGCTCCCCTCAAGAAGTCCACAAACTTGGCTGTCACAGTAGACAACTTCTCTGCCGTGAACTCCATTTCAGTTCTATCACCATCAGCATTCAGACATTCAAATCTGTACTGAGGGTGTTCATAATAATCTGTCATTTTAATCCTTAAACTTACAGTCACTCATGATCTCAATGAGACATGCTGTTAGATTCAGATCTTGATCAGGGACAAAGGCAGACTGATACTGATACTTTGCCATGTGCAAAACCATCTGTGGAATAGCAGAGGACGTTGGATCGAGAGACTGATAAAATTCATCATATAGTTTACGATATAAGGAACTCATCTCCACATCAGAGTTGTCAGAAACCCACTTGCGGACAACCTTAAAGTTTTTATCACGCATGGCAGGGATCAAATCCTGTGTGTTGAGTTCTTGTATTTGTGCAAGGATACCAGTATCGATACGACCACCGATACTGTATCGTTGTATTTCATTTAGAGTTCGACGAAAATCAGGGAAGTACTTCATCACTACCTCAGCGATGACCTTCTTATCTTCTACCTCGATATTTTCTGCTTCACAGATCCCCATGACACGATTCATCATGCCAGCACAGAGAGTTGCTTTCTCTTTGTTAGAGATCTTGAAATCGACTACGGTCGTCCGACTGTGTAGAGGTGGGATCAGACGATTCTTAAAATTACAAGTCATCACAAAAGAACAAGTAGCAGCAAACTGCTCAATAAATGCTCTTAGTGCTGCCTGTGCATCTGGTGTAAGGTAGTCTGCCTCATCAAGGATTAGACATTTTCGTTGGTCAGTCATAGAGACTGTGGAACAAAAACCCATCATCTTCGTACGAAGGGTATCGATGCCTCTCTCTTCTGAACAGTTAATGAACATGACATCATAGCCCAGTTCATTACACAGGGCACGGGCAACTGTAGTCTTGCCAATACCAGCACCACCTGAGAGCAGGAGGTTCGGCATTTTACCCTGTGTGCAAAACTCCTTGAACACCTTCTTCAGATGCTCTGGAAGAATACACTCGTCAATAGTTTGAGGTCGATACTTTTCTACGTAGAGAATGTTTTTGTCCATTATGCTCCGAATGTAGAAGTTGCCTCAGTCGCGATGAAGTACTTATACTTATCTGACCCTGAGGTAAATCGTCCGATACCTTTGGAGGAGATTGAAACATTATAGTCAGTCGTAATCACTTTCAACGACTCAACCTTGTATACCATTTTGCAGGTCACATCAGAGGTAGTACCCAAAGGCACTTCCATACTGGAAGAGGAAGTATTGTTCAGATCCTGTACGGATGCAACAAACTCTTGACCAGGATTACCGATGAAGACGACTTCGGGAAGACTAAGAGTCGCCGATGCTTTACGAATCTTCTCGAGATTGTCGGAGGAAAGAACGAAGTTTACCTCTGCATCAGGAAACTGTATTTCTTTCTCAGGTGGTTTGACAACGAGAGACTCGTCGGCACAAGTGTAGTTTATAGAAGTACCTGTAAACTGCATCTTGACCTGCTTATCACTCATCTCAAGATCAGCACGATCAAACATTGACATCGCACCGATGAACTGATTGAGATTGTAAATAGCAAAACGAGTTGGGATAGTTTCTTCGATCCTCGCTTCAGCAAGGATAGACTTGTTTACTGCGACAGTTCGCACACGTTGACCTTCTTCAAAGACAATCGACTCATTGATAGTCGAAAAGTTTTTCAGAATGTTTACCGTTTCATCACTTAATTTCATAATGTATTTCCTTTCTTAAAGGCATAGTGGTACACAAGTACCAGATAATGCATCGCTTTGAGGAGATCCTTGGGGTTTTTACCATCTTTCTTCCCGAAACGGATCAGATACTTGATCGCGCAACCTCGAGCAAAATCCTCAGAGATGCCAATGGAATCAAAGACATCCTGAATCTGGATGTCCTTCTCAACGTCAACGTAATGTTGACCATACGTGGACTCGATATAATCTTCGAGTTCCTGTAGTATTTGTAGTTCGTTATATTTGAAGTTTACAGGCATAGACTCTACCTTCTTACTTTTTCTTTTTAGCATTTTTCTTTTTCTCTGGTGGTGGGGGAGCACCTTCTACCTGTGCCTTCTTTTCTTCCATTTCTTTTTTCTTCCACTCAGGCATAGGAGTCAGTGAAAACAGTTCATCATCTTTCAACTTCTCTGTTCCTGCTTTCATCTGCGAGGCAGGTGAACCAGGGAACTGTGATTTACCAGAGGGATCCTTTTTAGCACTTGGAATAGTACCATGCTTTTTCAGGTGCATCTGTCTTCCCTGTATCTCTGCGATAGCACCCATATGACCTTCGAAGATATAAGATCCTATATGGCGTAGTTGAATCCAAGGACAGAACCAAATCTTAACACCCATTTTCCTAGCCATCTGACAGAAGAGATAATCTTCAGACAGATAACGATCGGTACCATTAGTTGCCTCTTCAGGTAACCAGTCAGTATTATCAATAAGAGTATCAAAATACGCATGTATGTAACGAGATCCATCGAAATGCTCCGAGCGATTGTGGTCAGGTCGATACTTG